CAATATTACCTTCAAAAAAGTCAAGTTCATTGGCATAAATATATTCAACTGGTTGAATGTGCAACTTCTTATAATGATCACCACCTACTTGATAATCCCTGATTGACATTCTATTCCTTTCCTATTTATTATCTGATAATATTTGATAAATTCTATATCGAAAATTTGATTTCTGTTCTGAATTAATAACTTCATAAGCAAATCCTCTAACAGCACTGGCATCTAGATTAGCATTGTCACATATAAATTCAAAGTTATCACATGTAACACCAACACTACAAAAGAACCATGCCTTTGCCTTATCCTTTGTTACAATATTAGAAACATTACTAGCATCTAATAAAGCCTGGAGAATAACAGCTAAGTATAGACGACGTTCAGGCTCCTCACGATCAAAGAGAACTATAGGATCTATAAATACTTCTTCATTTTTCTTTGGTTTGAACATTTTGTTTTATAAATTGACCTGTTATTGGATCTCTCTTTTGATTACGACGATTCCATGCAAGTTGCATTAGCATACTCTTTCGATTCGTTTTCCATCTTCTCCTGTTTTCTTCAGATACTTTACATCTATATTCAGGATCTTGATAGCTCTCAACAGGACGATAGAATTTACCACCCACTCTTGAATTATAGTAAGCTGGTTCATCCGTTCCTTCAAAAGTGGAGGAAAGAACATTGAATTTCATTTGATAATATAGCTCATAGTATCGTAGGCTACGTTTGTTTTTATATTCAGCTATGATTTCAAATTTAAAATGTTCCTTCCCCACCTTCTCAATATCTTTCAGTAACCATTTAGAAGAACCCATATATGTTTTCCAATCGGATTCTGTTTCTTTTAACTTACGATACATCAGATATTGTTTACAACCTATATATCCCTTTCCATTTTTAATATTGGTTATTAAATAAACAAACCCAAACTTATCAAGATTGGGAATAAATTCTTCCTCCTTTCTATATATTAACCAATGATGGTCTACCAATTGACAACTTCCGGTACATCAGGAATCTTTCCAACGTTTGTAAGATATCTGTATCCTCTTGCATAGTTGAATACTCGTAATCCATGACCATTATTAGAATCCTTCCAACATTCTCTTTTATGATTACAATATATGCAAGATGTTCCTAATCTTTTATTACCTGAGACACCATCTTTAACATCACTATAACAACGATTAGGTGGACTATCTTGTTGTACCAACACTTTAAGATATTCAACTCTATCTTCTGCATTTATCATCTCTAAAGAATGAACCGGAGTTAAACATATCTCTCCACTCTGTTTATTGATGGCAAGGAAAGCAGCTTCATCTACTTCATTTCCTTTAGCATAAGCAGATATCTGTGCTATGTAACCAAAGGGATCATCTCTTACAAGATCTGCTTTCTGAAACTTTTCAAATCCTCGTGGAGAGGTGGACTTACAATCAACAAGAACCCCATCAATCACACAATCCTGATGACCTTTCACTCCTGCAACACTAAGTTCCTTTTGAGTATCAGTAACTATATGTCCTGCTAACCTGGAGAAAGCTATTAATAATTCTTCCAGGATGTGTCCATATAAAAACTTAATACGAGTGGAAGAAGAAACAGGAGCACTTTCTTTCTCCCTGTTTACATCATACCATAATTGTCTATCAGGTTTTCCTATTGCAGATAATCTTAGATTACGTTTACTCCTTTCTTTTTCATACAAGGCTGTCTTTAAATGTTCTTTTATATTATCTCCAAATTCATTTATGCATGTATCTATTTCTTTTTCATCCAGAGAAATATCGTCGGAACGAAAAAGATTATAGATATCTTCGACCAATGTATTTATGTTTTTCATATAAGAAAAGGGAGAGGCTTTTACACCTCTCCCACCTCCCACTTCTAGGATGCAAAGGGGATATCTTCATCCCCTTCACCACTAACAAATCCACCATCAACAACATCAAAAGCCTCATCAGCTTCTGTATTATAAGGAATGAGTTCGACTACCTGAACTGCACGTAGGTCAGCCGATACTCCAGCCCTTCCCTTAAACTCCCACTCATAGGTTGTATAATGTACATTAACCTTTGAGCCATTACCAATAAGGGTATTGGTCATGGTACGTTTCTGACCATCAACTAGGTCAGGAGCACGATTAAGAGAACCATCTTTCCGACGAACCCGACGTTTGACCGTGACAAAATCTCCACGATCATCACCTTTATTCTTAATAGCAAGCCCGTCTTTCTTAACCATCTCTAAGTTTTTCTTATCGAGATTGGCAACGTCAATAGACCATATACCATCAGAGTCAAAGGTGGTATTTGGGTTGGTAATTGCAGCCCAATAAGCTGTTCCTGTAATTACTGGCATATTTTTATAATTCCTTTTCTGGGTTAAAAACTGAATGTCTCATACTTTTAATTGTTTGTCAAGTATTAATGTGTCATGGTCCACGTTTCTCCTTCTTTCCATGTGCTATCCAGAGGACAGTTGAATTTTAATTTACGTTCTGTATCCTTAATAGCCTCTCTTGTTATGGTTCCAAATCGTTTTACATCTCCTTTTGCTACTTCAAATTGGTACTCATCATGGATAGAGGCCACTAATTTGGCATCTATTCCTGTACTATTAACTCTCTGTATCATATTGACCAGCCAATCTTTACATATGCTGGCCCCGGCTCCCTGTATAAGGGTATTAAGGCTGCTGTGGGGGCTTCTTATGAACAAGGTACGTCCGTCCACACCTTTAATCTTTCCCTTCTCAGCAGCTCTCTGAACGTTACTACGGACCCTTTTAAGGGCAGGAATACCAGATAGAAACCTATCGATAAGTTCCTGTCCATGTTCTCTGTTTCCACCCACAATTTTACCTATCTTAGCAGCCCCTGCTCCATAGAGAAAAGCATATATGAATGTCTTAGCTTGATCTCTATCGGTAATACCAGCCACTTTCATATTGGCTGTATGAACATCTCCATTCAGGATCTCATTTGTATATGCTTTGTCATTCATTAAGTGAGCCAAGCATCTAAGTTCAAGACCTGAAGCATCTGTTCCAACCAAGGTATGGGTATGTGGATTTTCTACGGTCCAGCAATCTCTACATTCTTTACCAAAGGGACTTCGGATTGCTGGTATCTGGGCCATGTTAGGACTATGATGTGCCATTCGACCTGTAATAGTTCGTAGAGTTAAGACTCTACCATGTACCCGACCTGTTGTATCATTGTAAGAATTAATCCATGATTGAATTTGTGCTATTCTCTTTTGTAATAAGAAGAACCTGGAGAATTTCTTTGCCTCTTCCATATTAATCTTATTAAGAATCTCCTCACTAATTATTATATTACCTTTGTCTGTAAATTGTTTAGGCTCCCATCCTCTTTCCATTAAACGATTGGCTATCTGTTGACGAGATCCTATATTGAATGATATGTATTTTGTTTTAGTTTTCATCTCAACTATAGTAGGTTCAAATTCTTTCAAGGCCCATGTCTCAAGAGCATGTGCCTCATCTGACAGACGAGCAAGTAATCCAATTGTCTTTTGTATGTTAAGAGCAAATCCATTCTTCTCCTGTTGATCTATGATAGCTCTGATCTTATGTTCAAGATTGATAGAGAAGGGAGAGAATTTGTCTGACTCCTTAAACAGTTGTTTATATAAAGTTTCTGTTAAGTTAACATCATTTTTACAATACTTTAACATGTCTTCATCATAAGTTTCAAAGTTATCACACTCCCATTTGGGATGGTTCAATCTAATTCCCCATGCACCAAGACTATGACCCCCTTCTCTAATGGGATTAAATAATTGAGACATAACTAAAGTATCTACTACTTGATTTAATTTAATATTAGTATCAAGTAATCTATTTAATATAGGAGCATCAAAAGATATTCCATTATGCATTATAAACTTATCAATTGTACTGGACCAAGATTTAAACTTGCCTAAGTTATTATGATCCCATACATGTACTTCAGATGTTAAAAGATCCTTTGCTACTATGCAATGGATCTTTTGTGCATCTAAAGAATCTGTTTCAATATCAAGTACCACAGTCATACAGCAAAACTTTCTCCACATCCACATTGAGATGTGGCATTAGGATTTTTAAATACTATATAAGAACCATTAATTCCATCCGTATAATCTATAGTTACATTCATCAGAAACATTAAAGCCTCCGGTCTAACGTACAGATTACCATCAAGGAGTGGTATTACGTCATGCTTCTCAGGAATATCATCTACTAAATCCCATTCATATGTAAACCCAGCACAACCACCACCCTTTACACCAAGTTCAATACCCTTAACAGCTTGATCTCTAACTATACGTGATAGATGTTCGTTAGCTTCTTCAGTAAGAAGGATCATAACGATTCCTTTTTAGGCATTTTTTCATTATTATATTCAGAATATCTTTCACTATTAAAATCTTCTACATTTTTACTTTCTTTTATATCTGATTCTTTCATATTAACTATATGAGCATCATTAGTATCTATGTTAAAAAACTTTTCATTTCTTGTATATTTAGTATCAATTATTTTAATAGGAGCATCTCTTACAACTTGACCATCTATAAACCATGCTTGTGTACAATCATTTTTAAACATAACAAATGTTAAGATACCATTTGACCCATCCTTTACCCATTTATCTATTATCTTTTTCTTTCGATAAGGGATATGTATATACATCCAAACCCATTTATCTTTCCAGATGTATGATATTTCTGTTTCAAAGAAACAAAGAGTTTTTTCAGTGAGAGAATTATTTTTAGTACAAGTAATATCAACTCCATAAGTTTCTTTTAAATCTATATTTGTATAGCCATTTCTTTTAAGCCATCTATCCATGATACCATTTGTTAATGGATCAGATCTTTTATAAAGTTCTTCGTCAAACTTTTTAGTTCCCATCAATCATCTCCTGTATCAAAAGGGTTTCCAATTTCTGTCATTCTACCAGTATCTTTATTGTAAAACAAGTGAGTAGATATTCCTGTGTCTCCTGTATATCTATTCTTTAGAATACGAATCGTTGTTGTATTAGATAAGATAGGATCTTCATCCTGTTGATTTCTTTCCAATGCAATAACGGTGTCACTGAGATGCCCGATGCTTGCACTCCCTCTTAAATGGGATAAGGATATTTCTCGACCATCTTCATGTCCTCTATCTCCAGAAGGTCTACGTAAATGTGACACCAACAAGAGGCATATACCTGTTTGTTCTACAAGGGATCTTAGCTTCGTCATTAATATATCTATACTTTTTCTCTCGTCTGTATCTTCTTGTCCTGAAACTAGGATTGATAAGTGATCTAAAATGGCCCACTTAATATCAAGTGCTTGGGCCATGTATCTAAGTCGGGCAAGTA